ACCTTGACTGCCTCGATTTTGAAAGATAAAAGCCTTATTCATGAAATCTATAAAATATTTGTTG